GCCCGGAGTCGCTTACTATGAGAACACGAGTACAACAAAGCAACGCTGTCTTACCTGCGGGTACTGATACTTGGTACCACGTCCCCGCTTGGGGTGCGTATACGTCAGGTGGCACAAATGCTTATACGTTACATAACTATCAGGGGCTCGATGAGTCCATGACAGATCAGTTCATGTATAAGCGTGCAGCTGGGTACTGTCTTCATTCGAAGACGACGAGGTGGTATAATGGAGAAACCGTTCAGTTTAATAGCTGGACGGGCTCCACCGTACCTCTTTCGGATCCCAACTTCGGCGGACAGAAGATCTACAGGTATCACACCTTTACAGGTGCGACTCTGTTTAAGAAGTTCCCATTTGGGACCTTCGCTTCTGTTACGACCAGCTCTTTTGACTGGTCAGCGGCTGCTAGTTCTTCACTTCAAGCTATGCGCCCGAGCCTTCCTGAGGTTCTTGCGCCTAACTTGTTGTTGGAGCTCGTTGAAGCGTTACGTATTCTTGGCCCTAAAGCTAAGAAGACGCTTAAAGAAGTTGAGCGGAGGCGTTCGAAGGCCTTCCGCAAGTGGCAACAGTACCTAGAGCGTGAAAGGCGAAATAAAATTCGCCGTATCAAAGGTCAAAAGCCTTTGCCTTCACGTCTTCGGAATCCTGTTCCGGACGCCTCCATTTGGGGGCGTTCTTTCAACTTCATTGGAAAGGCAGTGAGTACCTTCGCTTGGTTAAACCTCGCGTGGCAATTCGCTGTCCGTCCAACGCTTCAAGATGCAAAGGCTATCGCAACGATTATTGAGTCGTTGGAGAAGACTTTGTCCGACCTAATCCGCAAAGGTAATGATCTCCAAGTGCGCCATTATAAGCGCCCTGCAGATATCATTACCCTGCCGCCTAAAGTGCGTGCTTCCACTCAATCCTATGAGGGTGATACCTCAACAGAAGTTTGGAGAACGTACGAGTGGGTCCTTCGACCCACGTATCGTGCTAGTATGTATTTTACATACGACACGACGAAGCTGCAGGCAATGGTCGGGAAGATTCAATCAATGGTTAACGCTTTAGGCGTTAGTAAGATAGCTTCCGTTATTTGGGAAGCTATTCCTTACTCCTTCGTCGTTGACTGGTTCGTCAACGTCGGTGACCTGATTGATTCAGTTGAGGATTCAATTCTGGATCCTCTTCCCATAGTAGTTCATGACTTCACGCATTCGCTGAAGTATGGACATAGAGCCATTGCGACCTGGCACTTCCAGAATTATGTCATTGACATATATCGGGAGACCAAGTCGTTCTACGAGCGCCGGAGAGATATTCCATCTCTCTGGGACTCATTGTCGGTCCATTCACCTAACCTTAATCAGGTAGGCCTTGGCCTATCACTGATTATTGTGAAGATGGATGGAGTAACAAGGAAACGTTAGTTTCCTCACGGGTAGCTTAGGCTCCGTGTAGTACTAATTAGAGTCATGTTTATCTTATGACATATAACCAATACCGCTTGGAGTGTGAGAAAGTCAAGGCTGAAATAGCCCTACTTGATCACGTCCTTGATGGTTCTTGCCTACACAGGCGTGGTGACATTCGTCACGACGCCCGCGATTTGCGCAAGTACTATCGGGATCTACGTGCATGGTATTGGGGTTCCCGAGTGGGAACTCCTCCCGTGCATCCAGAACTAGTGTTTTAGATCTAGTTCAGCTACCCATAACTGTTAACCAAATAGGTCACAGCATGTTCAACAATGACATCACGTTGGCAGGTACGTCTTCTTCGAAGACATACTCCCTTGTATCCGTGAATGGTGGAAAATCCATTCGTAAGGATGCAACCGCTACACTTGGTGAGCCTTCCTCGCTGACAATCAGTCATCAGGAAGTAACTCGTCCAGGGGGTATCGCGGACCGTCATCTCGTTCGACTTGACAAAACGTTTGCGGGCACTAGCCCGCAACCGGATGTCGTCGTTTCGGTGCAACTCGTAATTGAGGCGCCCCGGGAAGTAGTTGTTTCTGCGGATATTCAGGATTTGGTCGATCAACTCGAGGCCTTCACAGGCACTGCGGGTTATGTCGGCAAGATCCTTAATTCCGAGCCGTAGCTTTAAGCTGCGTCTTAAGCTTCGCCCAATAGGGCGTGAGCGACGGAACTACCTTCAGAGATACGTGCTCTATCGCATGATACAGGTCTATGATGCCATTTACAACTTGCGTTGTAAGTGGCTTAGCTAGAACCATGCGGTGAGTGGGCCTTTGTGAGGTCGCGTAGGCGTGCTGTGCTTAGAAGGTCACCAATTATGGTTCCTCGAAAAGCTAAGCTGATAGACTTTTATCTATCAACCTATTGCGACTTGTACAAAGACGTAGCAGAAAAACTACGTGTTCCATGTAAGGAGTCACAACGCGATGTCGATACCATTCGACATCGCGTTGTTAGCGAGGGGATCTCGTTTTTGACGAAGTCCCTTCCGCAGCTTGGCAAAGCACTTGACAAATGCCTTGCCACGCATGAACCCATGACACTCCCTACTTCCTTTAAAGGGAAGAAAGGAGGAACAATACCAGAGTTATTTTGGTATTTGTTCTCTAGGGTTATCACTCCTGAGGGCTATGTAAGTCCTCAAGTGGATACGGCGTTTCTCGCTGAGATACGGCAGCTTGTATATTTCCTATACAAGCTTGAGATTCCATCGACTACTTCACAAGAAGATGAGCTCCTTCGAGCTTTTGTCGATGTTGATGCAGGCCTTGAAAAAGGCCAACTAGCTGATCAGAGAATGTTGGATGAGACTTCGGATTTGATCCGAGACATCTTCGCAACATTCGATCCAGCAGATATCAGACCCAGACATGGGCCTGGTGCTGTTGCTACTGGTGAGAAAGTTTATGAAAAACATAAATTCTCTCGCATATATACTGATATTGAAGCTGTATACCCCTTTACGGAGTATTTCAGTTATTCCTTATCAGCAGTGGCTGATCAGTGTCATCAATACGAGAACCTTGAGTCTATCAAGACTGGGACGGCAAAAGTCGTCCTGGTCCCAAAGGACTCACGTGGTCCCCGTATTATCTCGTGTGAACCATTAGAATATCAATGGATTCAACAGGGCCTTGGTCGTGCGATACAATCGCACCTCCAAAAGTCACACATTACAGGTGGGTTCGTCAATTTTGACGACCAAACCATTAATGCGTCACTCGCCCTGTCTAGTTCAAAGACCAAACAATGGGTCACTCTCGATATGAAGGAAGCCTCAGATCGTGTAAGCTTGTGGCTAGTGCAGGAGTTATTCCAGCATTGTCCACGTCTTCTTGCAGCCTTGTTAGCTACGAGAAGTGCTTACACGAAGCTCCCTTCAGGCCAAGTGGTGCACATGAAGAAGTTTGCTCCTATGGGAAGCTGTTTATGCTTCCCAGTGGAGTCTCTCGTCTTCTGGGCACTGGCCGTTATCTCAATCACACACGAGTACCAAAGGAGGGACCCTAACAAGTCCTTCTGGCATCACCGCCGCAAGGCGATGAAGTCGGTATACGTGTATGGCGACGATATGATAGTCAGGTTCCAAGACTACGAACCTGTACTCACTGCACTTCCCACTGTTGGGCTTTTGTTCAACAGCGCTAAGTGCTGCACGACAGGACTCTTTCGAGAGTCCTGTGGGTGCGACGCCTATAACGGCGTCGATGTCACACCACTTCGTTTAAAGAAGTTGTGGTCATTTCGTCGACGAATAGATGCCAACATCCTCATTGCTTATACCGCGTATTCAAACGCGTTATATGCTCGTGGATATCGACGGGTGGCTTACCTCTTGGCAAGCCATGTCCAACGAGTATTGGGCGAGCTTCCGATCACAAATCGGCAGCTTTCCTTTCTCTCGTTGATACGACCCGTAAGTGCTACCCAACCGGGGTCTCACAAAGTGAGGTTCAACAAAGAACTACAACGGCGTGAGATCAAGGCATGGGCACTAAGGTCACCGGAAATTTCCGTTGACCCTAATGACTGGAGCATGGTTCTGAGGAGATTTACATCTCCATCGGAATGGCACGATCCTGGCATCTTTGCGGATACACAACGCAGTCGCCTACATTGTGTATGGA